AAAACTTTTCCTTTTCAACACAAACACCCCACCACGGGTTTGACCACATCAGACGAGGGTATAGACCTCCGTTTGTGGGTTGCCGTGATGGTCACACAGGGCATAGCCCCTCATGCGATGGAGTTGTACGCAACCCCCCAGGAAATTGCAACCGCAGCGTTTGAACTGGCAGACGCAATCCTAACTGTTTATGAAGGAAAACAACCATGAGTAATTTAGTACCCCTACAAGACATCCAACAAATGGCTGAAGTCGCAGCTGGTAGCAAGATGTTCGGCTTTAAGAACCCTCAAGAGGCCATGGCAATCATGTTGCTCTGCCAAGCAGAAGATTTGCACCCAGCCATAGCCATGCGTGATTATCACGTCATACAAGGCAGACCAGCTTTGAAAGCAGATGCAATGTTAGCCAGATTCCAGCAAGCTGGAGGTAGTGTTCAATGGAAGGAATATACAGATGAGACAGTCACGGGCTTATTTAGCCACCCGCAAGGAGGCTCTCTTGAGGTTACCTGGACCCTTGCCAAGGCCAAGGCCATCGGTATTGCAAACAAGGATAACTGGAGGAATTACTCTCGTGCGATGCTACGGGCAAGATGCGTTTCTGAAGGCATCCGTTCGGTCTATCCTGGGTGCGTTGTTGGTGTCTACACGCCTGAAGAGGTCCAAGATTTCACGCCTCCCAGACAAGATCAAGCCCCTGTTCATCAGGCTGAGGTCCAGATCATCAAAGAGGTTGAGGCTGCAACGGAAGATGCGCCTTTTAAACTTTTTGTCCCAGGTCTAGATGACCCTCATTCTGCCTACTACACGCCAGAAGAGTGGATAGATGGCTACATCACCATTCTGAGCAAGATTGTCAACAGTGCAAAACTGGCTGTTGAGACAAAAGCAGCTAAATTGTCCTCCCTGTACGCTGAAAACATGGTCACCACTGCTCAGTTCAACACGATGGACAAAATGAAGTTGAAAGCCAAGATTGCTGAGGCTGGAGTTGATCCAATCTCTCATGTTCCCGCCCCCCACGAAACCATTGACATTTAAGGAGTATCAACGTGGCATTTACACAAAAAACAAACTATCCAGAAACACCAGGCCGTGGTGTCATGTACTGGCAAGACGAGTCTCAGCGCAAACACGCTCAGTCTCCAGACTTTCAGGGCTTTCTGTTGCTCGAATGCGACTACAAAGCTGGTGAAAAGCTCTATATAGGTGCATGGCAAAAGCCTACTAGCCGAGGGAACAATCTGTTGTCGATCAAAGAAGACAATTGGCTTAAAAAGAAGAGAGAGGCTGAAAAAGGCATCGTAAAAGAGGTCACTCCTGGTTACGCCAAGAAGAAACTTGATTTTGATGATGACGTGCCCTTCTGATGGCAACCAAGAAAACATCACCCACACAGAGGTCGCTAGAATACTTGCGTGAGCAAGGCTATCTGGTGGCTATTGTCGAACACTGGAACCCGTTTGCACGCATCAGGCAAGACCTGTGGGGTTGGTGTGATCTGTTAGCTATCAAAGAAGGTGAAGTTTTGGCAGTACAGGTTACTGCAAGTGCCGTATCTACCAGAATCAAGAAAATACAAGAAAGTGAGACTGTCTCATGGGTGAGGAAAGCCAATATCAGGATAGAAGTGCATGGCTGGAGAAAGTCATTAAAGACAGGGAAATATGTTCTCAGGATAGAGGATATCTCGTAGAACTGATCAACATGAGTTTGCAAGAACTCTGGGCACTGGCCTACAGTGAAGGATACAAGGACGGGATGTTAGCTCAGTTGGTAGAGCAGTAGACTTTTAATCTATTGGTCGTGGGTTCGAGTCCCGCACATCCCACCAAACAACGCAGCGGATGCGAACTCTGGGGCAATCCCAGGAGTTAGGACAGGAGCTGGCATACCCCTGTATATCCGCAGTATGCCTTTTTCTAACTTACAAGGAACAATCATGGCGAGAAAGAAACCTGAAATCGTAGAAGAGAAAGCACCCAAGAAAAAGAAGTCAGCCAACGTGTTTGTGGCTACTCCTATGTATGGTG